GGCTCAGTTCAACATAAACCTGAACCGTATAGTTCTTCGTGGGGAGACGGTCAACTTCGACTATCGGCTCTTCGGCGATTGAAAGGACAATCGCGTCTTGAGCGAAGGCGAAGCATTTGGTTGCGCCGGTGTCGGTGTCATCGGCGGCCAACCTCGTACTCTTAATAAACTTGAACCCACAAAACGTAACCATCTGGCCCTGAGCGAGTGCCTTTACTGTGTTGTAATCGGAACTCTTGACCTCGGTTGTGTTGAGCAACTGATTGATATTGTAAGGATTTGTTACGAAATAACGCTGTCTTGCATCGTCGATTTCAGCGTCATCAAGTAACTGTTTACAGGTAAGGACTTTAGCGATAGTAAGACCTGTTTCGGTCGTATCGCTCCAGTCGCTTCCTGCCGCTCGGATAGTACCGTCAGACTGTACGAGTCGGCTTTCGCACACATCGTAAAAGTTGACGGTAGTACCTCCTGCGTGGCCTGAATAGGCCGCACCTCCCAACGCAGTGATAATCACATCGTCGATAGTACGATTTGCCGCTGCAACTGCATTCGTGACGTAAGTAGATTGAGGGTCGATAATCATTTTCAGCTTATCGAGCTTATCAATCTTGTCAGACCAGTTGTAGTCCGCCACTGTCAGCTTGCGCCTTGAGTGGGGCGTATCTATCTGGGGAGTATCACCGTGCCGGTCAGCGATGAGCTGCATTGCCGTTGCGGCAACGCGCTCTACATACATTGTATCGCCAGTCATATCTTCCATTCTGCAACATCCCCGCAACATTGAAGTCTTTTGCTGAGAAAGGAGTAGAATGTTGGATTTATACTGGTCGACAAATGCTACCGGTATCTCTGAAGACATTAGATAACCTTTCAACTAATTGTCGATATTGAACGGAATGGTAATCCGACAATCGGGCCTATCCTACCTAACGCTGGTAAGCGTGCGGGCTACCGCAATCTTTTGGGCCTCGTAAAAGGTAATCCAATATATATAAAGCCTCAGGGGGCGTTAGCTAATCCCTTTCGACTTGTTTAACTGTTTCCTTAAAGTCATTACCTGGTCTATTAACGGTTGACGTACTTTCTTATCTCGGTGCGTATATTCAGGCTTGGCCATTATCTCTGCTATCTGGGTCTGAATATCACCTGGGGTTGGTACGGTACTGACCGTAATCGAGCCGTGTTCGGCGAACTTGCCACCGAGATTAGATGAGTATCTTATAAAGTCGGGGTCATCTCCGAACTTATCAAGTAATCTTGCCTTAAATTCGGCATCGCCTTCTGTGGTTGCTGTTGCACCTTTACAGCCGTGTTCTACCGCTAAATTGCCAAGATGTTTCTTGGGTTCATAAGCGTTGCCCCAGTCTTTATAGAGACCATCGTTTACTTCTTGGCGGTCGATAGCAACAGCATCGCTCAAGGATTTATCTCCGATAAGAATATCACCATTGTTCTTCTCGAATATCGCCTTGGCTTGATTGGCACTTATGCCTATCTTATGAAGGAAATCCATCCATTCCACAGCACGGGAATCGCTCCATAATTCATCCGGGAAATCCTTCGGTTTGACAAAGTTGTAGTCGGCAGCGGTCGGTGGCCGACCTCCGGCATCGTGCCAAGTGTCCCAGTCTTTCTCTGTGAACTTATCGTGGGGTAAGGCGGTAACGTCAGTACCGACCATCTTCTTTGTAAAGACAAGAGATTTGGCCATACTATTGACGTTCTTCATAGTCGCCAAAGTCTTGTCTTCTCTCAAATCTTCATCGAGACTACCTTGCCATCCTTCCTTGAAATTGCCATCTGCATCGGCAAATGGAACGGGGTCTGCAACCACAGTAGTTGTCTCTGTGGTCTCAGTGGTATTCGTATCTGTTTCGTCAGCCATTATTTGTCCTTTTTTGGTCTTATTCTCTATCAAGTTTTCTTTTAACATACTCAATAATGAGTTTGCTAACTATTTTACCATACGGCATTATTAACTCTTCAATTTCTTGCTCTGTATTTATTCGTTCTTCAACCGAAATGTCATCATTAGTGTATTTTATTAAATAATTGTGGTCTTCTTCTATGAACGATATTTGTATTTCTTGTTCTTCGCATAAGAACTGTTGTATCATCATTTTAACATTAACTAAAGTCTGGCCAATAAATGCTTTAGTCATTCCTATATCGTTCATTATTTATCCTTTCTTATATTTACTGTTTCTTCCTGTTTCTTCATTGGTACTTTGTGTATCATTTTTAATATGTAAACAAACATAACTCTCTGCGCTTCAGACCATACTATCGCATAGGGGTCTATCGCCTTATTTCTTGGAAATACGCCATAGCCGAAAGTAGTCTTCGATTCAAGGTCTTTGAGAACTCTCTTTCCGGCCTCAGAACCAAAGACTTCTTTATAGTCGATGAGCAGCTGTTCCTGCTCAACCCTTTTTTCTTTTCGCAATTTCTGCCAGAGTTCCGTAAACATATCTGTCTCTTCGCTTTCCTGTAAAACCTTTTTTTCTGGCCTGCCTCTTCAATTTTTCGTGTAGGTACTTAGGCATTATCCTGCTGCTCCCATAATAGCATCTGCTGGCGAACCGGATTCAGGCGCACCTGTCGTCTGACTGTACCCTTGAGCAGCCACCTGAGCGGCCTCAAGGGCCTTATCTTCTTCCATCTGCTGGATTCTCTGCTTGCGTATTTCTTCTCTCTGTTCGGGGGTATTTATATCTTCCGACCTTACACCCATCTTGCGTCCGAGGTTCCTGTAACCTTCATCTACGTTTACATTATCAAGAACGGGAGTTACCTCATTCAATTCCACGCCTACGGCAAGCCATCTTTGAAAAGCGGTTGCCTGTCCCGATGATAAAGCGTTGGCCATCAATCCCAAAGATTCTATTTCAACCGTCTCAAGTCCTAACGGTGGTTCAGGGATAACTCCGTTTCTGATTAAAAGGTTCAGACTTCTTCTTATCTGTGGTCTAAATAGTTCACTCCATAACCTTAACACAGGCTGACCGGCACGTTTCAAGCCCTCGATAAGTCTTTCCCGTATCTCTAAAGTTGTCCTTCGGTCGCCCTTCAAATCTACAAGAGGTTGGAATACATCTTTGTAGAACATAGTATGAATAACCTCGCGCTGCATCTCGATAGTCTTTTCGGAAATATTGAAATCGCCATTTCCTTCTACGACCTTAGAAGTCGGGAGTTCGGACACTTCATTTTTCGCGCCCGGATAAACTGCATAATCACCCTCGAAACTCGATAATATATCTCTTGCTGGATTGACATGCTTATTGGAACATTCGTTGAAATCAACCATCATTTGATTGACTACTCTAATCTGCTTAAGGCCTTCCGTGCCTTGTCCTCTGCCCATAATCTCGCCGGTTGTTTTCATCCACCTCGGAACTTGGTACGGAAAGTCGGGAAATCCACCTTCGTCAATTATGTTCTTGTCCTTCAATCCTATATACACAGACTCAAAAGGCATATTCATAAAATCTTCCAGACGTGGATTGCGATTTTCTCTCGGACGTACTATATGAAGGAACTGAAAAATCTCATTTTTCTTGGTCTGGCTTTGATATGCCTCTAAAATAGACTTTCCTATCTTGTTTTCGCCCCACTTATCTACCGCTTGCGTCGCGGTAAATGGAAACTTCAACTGATGAGTATCAACTATGCCCATATCGTTTTCTAAGATGACGTACAAAGATATATCATAATCCTTGAAATTCAGACCACCTATTTTGGCAGACCATTCGGAGAATATATCGCCGGTACCAAAAACCACCAAGCTGCGCATAGTCTCGGCCATTTGCAAAAGATAATTCGATGAGAATAATTCCCTGTGAAGTTTGTCGGTTGCGCGAGCAAGGTAATCAGTGTACTCTTCGGATTGGCCTCCGATATTATCTTTATCGACATTCAACTGAAAGAAATACTCTCCGGCAGGGATGATAGCAGACAAGAGACCATCGGCCATTATCTTCGAGTCCGTGATAGCTGTATCATCTGCGTGAGTAATCTTCTCGGTTCCGTGTGCGTAGATGTGAGTTATGTTGTTTTCTCTGGGAAAACACAGGTCGGCCGTAGCCTGCCATAGAGACCTGAAAGTGCCGAGCTTATTATATTCGGTCTCGTACCTTTTTATGTAATTTTCCGCCCTTGACATTACGAACCACCTAATAAAGTCTTCTTGGTTGTAACCGGTTCAAGCTCGCCGGTCAGTATCGTTTCGCCTCTTCCCCTGCGCCTCTTTCTCTTTGTCGGTTCCTGAGCCGTTGGTATCGCTTCAACCTCCGGCACTGGAAGGGCCTTTACTGTCTTTGGGCTTTTGAACAGGCCGCCCATAATTTGTCTCCAAACTTAAATACATAAGTCTCTGTAATAGAGTGGTCTTTCGGGTCTGTAACTTTTCGATGACCGGAAAAGCCCAGTCCTTACCTTTTAGAATATTCACTACGAGTTTATATTCCTCGATGACATCTTTCTTTTTTTCGTGTACTACATTACCTACGGTGTAATTGTAGTCGCCGACAAACTTCATTATTCCTCTTTCTTGGGTACATTTAATCATTTATTTTTCCTTTCTTAATTCTACTAACGGCTCAAAATATTCCCTTTGATATTTCTCTAATCCTTCAAATGTCTCAAAGACCATAATTTCTCCGTCATTTACGTAAGAATAAGGAGCTATCTTCCCTTCCTGCACTATAAAGCCATTTTTAACTGAACGTATTTCCATTACCATTTATTTTTTCCTTTCTAACCGAAAATACATCTCAAAATCGACTTCTTTTTGGGATGCGCCAAATTGTATCTTTCAAGTTCCACTTGACACGATTTTTCAATTGCTTTACAATGTTCACAATCGCATTTTCCATCAAAAGCGAGAACGCAATGGTCGCATACCCAACCGACTTCCTTATCACTATCAGGTTCTACCTCAAAATCACCTTCTTCGTCATCGGGACAGGATTTTTTGCACCAGTAACATTCTTTCATTTATCTTTCCTTTCTTCAAACATCTTTAATCCATATTTAACGGCTTTCTGTAACCAGCACTTCAATTCTTTCGGGTCAAACAACCATCGAAGTTCTTTTTCGCCATCGCTCATATAAAGTTGGTAGGTATAAGGATGGCCACAGTGCATTCCAAAAGTAACATCAATATCTACCATTTCAAACCCTTGCGTAATCATTGTTCAGAACTTTCTTTACTTTCTTTCCCCTATGCCCGAACCTCTCGATTGTTCCTATTCTCTTATTACCGGCTGCCAGTAGAAAATAATTCAAAGCGTGTCGGAAATGGTCTGGTATATTTGTCTTCTTGTACCTGTAAATTTTCTGGCTGGTCTTCTTGTTAGTCTCCAAAACCTTAAAAGAAGAAGCCACCTGTTTGGCGAACTCAATCATCTTATCGCTTCGGCGCAGGATTATGAGTTTGCCTGGCGTAGCAACGGTTCTATGGGAAGTGTCCATAATCTCCGTTCTGGAAACTTGCACCAATCCGGTATTCGGATTGAAAATAGTACCCAGTGGAGTAGTTTCCTTATACTCACACAACCAAATATTCATATATTTGTGTGTGCTCTGGAAGTGTCTTGCCATATCTTCGTAAGGCCGTATATCAATTACCCCGCTCTTGACGTGGAATCTATCGCATAAATCGGAAACTTCGTTCCAGGCATCCATTCCCTGCCCTGCGACAATGGCGGTATGCAAGATTACGAAATTGCCATCAGGTTTTCTCGCTCCGATAATCAGATTCTTTGTTTTCATACAGTCCAGACCCATAGCACAGGGGCCTGGATGGGAATTGCGGGGCGTGTTATTCGGGTCGCAACAGGCGAGAACATCATCTTTGGAAAGCTTCTCGGCGGCCGATATATGAGGCCAGCCTAAACGAAGTCTTATAATTTCACTTAGATTATCTTCGGGCGGGTTCCGATACTCTAAAAGTATCTCGGCAGGGTCGTTTCTTACAGACGTTAATTGTGATAACTGGTATCCGTACATATAGTCGGAATTTGAAGGATACCTCGGAACCCACTCGCCCGGCGAACACCGCAATTCGCTTTCGCATACTTTACAGGCAATGTATCCTGTGCCATCTTTGCGAATCCTCACGCATTTTTCAGGTTCTTCCATAAAAAATAACTCGGCCGAAGTCGTATGTTTTCCACAAGCCTCACAATATCTAAACCAATGCCTCTGGTCGGAAGATGCAAAAATCACATCAATACCGAAATTGGGTGTAGTGGGATTGGAAATGAAACATTCCTCTTTCTTTTCCGAATCGCCGAGCCTTCCCCTTGCCTTTCCGATAATCGTAAACTCCGAATCGGTATCGGCCATCAAGTCAAGTTCATCAAATACAATCCTGTCAAGTGGTATAGATGAAGTCTTTGTCGTTACCGCCTGCTCGTCAATCTTGCGGGTCTGCCTTGCGCCTCTTAGCCACAGGAAAGAATCGCCAACCTTCTTCAAGGAAGCCGTATCTGTGCCTTTCTTTCCCACGCTCTTAACATATTGACCTATTGCATTACGATTGGCCTGAATCAAAGGATTAAAACGAGACTTGCCAAATTCAAGGACATCATCATTGGATGGCATATAATAGCCAACACCTCTTGGATAATGATGATAAATCAAGCCGTGCAAAGACCTCAAGACCTCAGCTTCGGTAATACCTAATTGGGTTGCCTTCATATAGCACATGCGCCTTCGGGTTCTACCCAAAGGCTCAATCTGGTATTCACGGGTATCGAAGCCGAATACACTTGTCTGGAGCTTAATCTTATTCCTCTTAGCCCAGTATCCGGCGTTCCACTTCATCGAGTTTTGCATTATGTCATTCAAGGTTCTTTTCCACTACCGTCATTCCAGGACCGGCGTCATCGGGTACTTCCGTCTTGATGGGAACGGTCTCGGCGAGCCTGAGATTGGCATCTATCGTAATATGAGCCACCGTCAACAAAGTGCCCGCTATCATTGCTACAGGAATAGATTTCTCGTCCCTGTACTTGTTTATGACCTTCGTTATGTCATTTTCCAATTTTGTTATTTCCTCGTACATTTTTTCCCTTTCTTAATATTTACGCCAACCAAATTCCATAAAAGTAACATCAGCATCCGCATTTATGTCCATAATTGCATTGGCTTCTTGGTCAGTCAAGCCCCGGTCATATGATAAAAGAAATCTATGATTAATATAAATTTCTGTTCTAAGAATCTCTTTTGAGTTCATCCACGAACCTTTGCAATTAAGACAATCCCTCACAGTACAATTATGATAATCCTCGCAATCATATTTGTTAGGATATTTCGATGAAATCGAAGGACTTGACGAACCACCACCATCAGATGACGAATCCATAGAGGCGCACCGAACCGGGCCTGCGCTACAAGAATATTCAGGGGGTTTTTTCTTAAATAACCACAAAAAAGGGGCTACCAAACACAATTTTAGCAAATCTCTACGTTTCATAGATTTTTCCTTTCTAAAACTTGTAATTTTTTCCAAAACAAGTAACTTTTATCCATTGCCAACAAAACTGGTTTTTCAACCAAAACCAAGTATATAACCAAAATGGGACGCGATATTCAGTCATTTATTCCCCCGTGGCTAATGCTTTCTGTGGTAAACTATCCAAAATCGGAAGGGTTAATTTCTCTCTATCAACTAACCCAGCAAATAAACCCTTAGCCTCTTCAAGGTCTTTCGGGTCGCACGAATGATATATAATAACGGGAGTACATCCGTGAATCTCTATCTCACAATGACCATCAGGCCATTCTGTGTGCGTAAGATAATAATGACCGCGCTTATATTCGGTGCATTTACCTATTCGGTTAGGTTCCATTACTTTACGCCCCTACGGGAATAAATGACAAAGAAATCTCCAAATCAACCAGAATAAACCCTTTTTTCGGTACGGACGGAAAATTGCAAAAGGATTTTCGTACAAAAAAGCAATTTCTTCTTCAGGCAAAGCCCCCTTGTAAACAAAGCAATATTCTATTTGGCCCCTTTCTACTTTGTTATATGCCATAGGGCGACCCGTCAAGATAAATGGTCATTTCTTCTTTCTTTCCTTCAGCAATTACAGAATCTTGACCATTAACCCTTTCAGTTAATTGTACTCCCATTATTTTCCTTTCTTACCTATTTTAACGTCTCTGTTTTTTGATATATATGTCGGGGCTTACTACGCAATCTTCTTTACTAAAGCATAATATGTCAAATGTGGATAGGTTTCATTCTTCCCATCCCGCGCAATTCCTTCTACTTTACCAACAAAAACCTTATCCCCCTTAATTCTAACGGTACATCTATGGGTAACGGTATTAAATTCAAAACGAATAATTGAACGTAAACATAAAGTCCTTTCACGTGGATAATATTGAACAAATTCTAAAATCTGTAAATCTTCATCGGTAGACTTGCCAATATGACAAAAATCACCACCCTTAGTACCCCTACAAACAATATCACGACCCTTCTTGATATAAAATCTACCACTCTCCTTATTGAGTATTATCCTATAAAGAGCCTCCATCTTCTCGCCGCCAACTTCAATAATTGTCTTAACATTGCGTGATTTCATAATATATGTCGATACAAAACCGATAAACCAAAAATCCAACCAGCAGTCATAATAATTAGAAACACAACATCACAAAGTTTCCACTTATCCATAAACTACCTATTTTAACACCTTTGCAAATCCAGTATATATGTCGAGTTACACTATGATTTAAGCATACCGGCGTCCTTTGGGGGTTTAGGTACTTTAGAGAGCCGCCCCCCTTCCTTGTGTTACTCCATAACAAGCCCTTCCAGGCAAGCTGATGAAGTTGGTCTCACCTGGCTTGAGCTTAGAGGCTGGCCGATAGAACAGGCGCTCCATTACTGTCATCTGATAGACAAGGGCGTCTCCGTAATGCCCACGACCAGCACCATTAAATAAAAACCCTCGAATACTATGCCTTCGGACAGGTTCAACCTTAAGTATAGCCTTGCACTTGATGTCCTTGCCTCGCTTGGGAATAGATAGAGGATAGACTTTCTTCGGCTGGTCGGATACCGGCACTTGTTGCTCTTGCGTCACACCCTTAGTAACGCCTTGCCTTGGTAACGCCTCGTCACCCCCAGTAACGCCCTGTTCTGGTAACGCCTTTTGCTTGGCTTTGTAACGCCTTTGGCGTTCTCTGTTAACTTCACGCTGTTTGTTCTTGTCTTTGTACATCGTTTTGCCTTGCTTCCTGTAATAACCGCCATTCTGCGTACTGAATGGCCTCTTCCTTCTCCTCTACGCTCAATTCGGCCTTCTCTTGCTGCTGTGCGTTGTCCTCGGCAAACCAGCCACAGTTTTTGCCTAAATTCTCGTAAGCTCGGATATAACCCACCATATCGCGTTTAGCAAGGCATATTTGAGCAGCATTGAGCATAGCTTTAGTTACGTTTTCTCTTGTATTCACATCCTCAACCTCTATTTTAGCATCTACAGCCTCAATAGTTGCCTTAATCTTGTTAATTCCTAATAGAAACCGACAAGCTTGATTTGCATATTTCCATTTATACCCTGCTTTTAATGCACTTGCGGTCGCGTTACCCTTTGTATCTCCATCGGTGTAATACTTGACAAATAGGCTTTGTCGGTAGTTTAGTGGCTTATCCATTTGGTCTCATTCTTTTAGATACTGCTTTCACATCTTCTTCTGACTTAAATACAGTTAGCGTTGGCCATTCTTTCTTGATTATTTCTAATTGCTCCTTGGCCCATTCTTTTAATGTTTGTTTTTTAGGTTTCTCTTTCATTCAAAAGCCTTCTGTAATTCAAATAAAGTGGTTTTCTCGAATAGGTCTATTTCCTCTAAGGCTCTCATAACTAAGGGGTTACGATGACAAGATAAGTTAAAAGTATTACTATTTAGTTTGCCTAAATTATCATTCACTATGCTTAATATGATTTGTATTGTCTTGACCATTATTAGGTTTTGATTTGGCTGTTCAGTTGGTTTAGTCATTTATGCTATCTTTCGGCTTATTAAATACATTTTGCCACAATTTGGGCACTTTCTGTTTGCATATAATCCATAAATCTTCACCAATTTACCTCCCCGTCTCATTCGACTTGAACACTTACATTTTAGCCTAAATATCGTGTAATCCTTCATTTAACCCCTTTTTTTCCTTTGCGCCCCGGTTGGCCTATTTATTTAACTTTTCTATCTCTTCATTCATTGCCTTTATAGTCATTTCGTACTGCAAGCAATCATTTTCCTTGAATTCGCCTATGTTTACACAATCCTTATTGTGTTTGCAAGTTTTACAGTCTTTGTTCATTTATCTTCTCTTATAAGCAACCATTACAAGTGTTTGCCTTGTAACACTTTGAGATAACGCAACAATAAAATATATCCAGGCAAATCTTGCAAATTATATACCTATATGGATATTGAAATCTTATAATTCTTGGCATTCTTCCACTAAGTTGTTTAGTAAACTTAATTTTCTCTTTTAGTAAATACATCTTACGCCCAAGATATGTTATATTAGCTAACTAACTCCTTTTGTTTACCTTTTATCTAACTCTCTTAATCCAACGGGTTAATACGGATTAGTACCTTATGACTTACTAATCAAGATACAGTTGGGAGCAAGGTTATTTATTATAAACCCTATATATTTTAGATAGCAATATGCTCAGCTCTTTGTGTATCCGCATTGAGCGCGTCATAAGCTCCGTTGTAAGCTTAACCCCGTTTTGACGTTTGTATTGCATAGCTTATCCCAATCTTGATTCACTGTATAAAAAAAGCGGCCAGCCTATACTCAATTTTGGGATAAGCATAAGCCGGCCGCATTATAATAGCAGAGACAGGAGTCGAACCTGTAATCTCCTGCTTATGAGGCAGGCAAGTTACCATTACTCTACTCTGCGATATATCTTCAAACATTGTTACTAAGTCCCTTTTCACAATGTCAATAATCTTTGGTGTTGCCAGCAATAACAGATGAATTTGGCAAAGTCTGTTATCGGTCGCGACTCCAACAGCACCCATCTGCTCCGTCCACAATCCGAAGATTCTGGAGACTCAAGCTATTAACTTGAGGATGTAAAAACCATACTAACATCACAAACGCCTTTTGTCAAATAAATTCCAGTTAAAATAATTAAAAAATT